ACACAGAATTTAGTATCTTCGGATCAGCTTTTATTCCGAGTGCGGTGACTGGTGAGTATTCACAGGTTGTTTCTTTTTACCTACCTCAGTGTATTGCTACCGAATTAGCCGAGGAAGATCAAGACGGTCTATTACAAGAGACTGTTACTTTTTCTGCAGGTCGCGGAGCTGACGGTACAAACGAAGAAATCTATATTTGCTTTAGTTAATTAAACTTAGGGAGACAAGTTATGACTAAAATTTATCGTACAAGCGATATTATTCCTCTTAAAGTTGACGGGTTGAGAATAGGAATCAGCCCGTTGACATTCGATCAAAAGATGGAGGTTCAAGCCGAAATTCTAAAGGGCGACGCCCAAGGTGCAATGAGAGGAGCAGCTCTTGCTGTTAGATGTGCCGTAAAAGAATTATCGGGAATTAAGACGACCTCTGGTGATGAATATGAATTATCTTTTGAAGATGGCATGTTATCACAAGACTGCTGGGATGATCTTTGTAATATAGCCGAAGGAAGTAAGCTTACAATGGTTTGTCTAAATTTAATTAACGGGGTCCCTAAAGATTTCATTGATCCAAATACTGGTGAAAAGATTGAAGGGGTATCGGTAATTCAGCAGGAGAGTTCACGCTCAAAAAAGAAGTAAGCTTGGCCTGGAATTTGGGTCATTTCTGGGAGTATATTTATCTACAAATAATGAATATATCTTCCTTAACCAGTTATGAATATGTTAATTTGGTCGGGCACTATAACAAGCTTACAACTAAAAAAAGAGTTGACCCAAGACTACTAGCTCGTGGTTATAGTGAAGAAGCCTTAAAGATGCTTCAAGAGAAAATGGGTTCTTCTAATCACGAATTTATTTCTTTAGATTTACATTTCAAGGGAGATTTAGATAATTGGGAATACCCCCACTTTAACTATGTTATCACTCTCTTTGACGCTTACGATCGTCACGGAACCCTACCTTATCATGGACCCCAGGCCGATCAACCCGCTAAAATAATTGAGATCTTCCAAGTCTTAGATCAACTGAAAACCGAACAAAGACAAAAGATGCAAGAAGATCATAACAGAGAGATGGAAAAGCAACAACGTAAAAAGAGGCGCTAATGGCTGACGTTAAAATTAATCTGAAGGTAGTTGGAGATGCCGCCCTTAGATCAATTAGAAATTTAGAAAATGCTACAGAGAAGACGCAGCGGTCTGTTAATTCATTAAATAACGCAGCATCAAGTACGGCTAATATATTTAAAGGCGTATTTGCTGCGAATATCGCAACGACGTTTGTTAATAATTTTGCTAGCGCCGTTGGGAATTTAGTTAGTACTGGAGCATCAGCTGCTCAGAATCTCGAAACCCTATCGACCCAATTTGAGGTATTAACTGGTTCGGCAGGTGAAGCTAATGCTATTGTTCAAGATTTAACCGATTTTGCCGCCAGGACACCATTTCGATTTGAGGGTATCGCAAGTGCGGCTCAGCGGCTTTTATCATTTGGATTTAGCTCCGATGAAGTTAAAGATCGACTTCAAGATTTAGGTGACGTTGCTGCGGCCTCAGGAGCCGATATAGGCGAATTATCTCTGATCTTTGGTCAGGTAAGGGCAGCCGGTCAATTAACCGGAGAGAGGCTCTTACAGCTCCAGGAAAGGGCAATTCCGATTGGTCCCGCTCTAGCCAAGAGTCTGGGCGTTGCCGAAAGCTCTGTGCGCGATTTAGTTCGACGTGGAGAAGTAGACTTTGCAACATTTGAGGAAGCTTTTAGAAGTCTCAATGAAACAGGTGAGTTCGCATTTGAAGGTTTGGAAAAACGAAGTCAAACACTTGAAGGTCGATTATCCACACTATCGGAAGATGTTGAGCTTTTAGGAGCCAGCGTATTCCAAGCATTTGTACCTGCACTTAAAGCCGGAGCTGCCGTAGCTAGCGAGTTCCTTGGATCTCTTCGCGAATCTGGAGCTCTTGATGGATTTTTAAAAACGTTACAAAGTGGGATACCCTTAGCTGTTCAAACAACGGCTTCGGCTCTGACCATTCTTGTTGAAGTATTTCAAGGTACCCGCATCATTATTAACACCATTCGTGCCGGCTTTAATGCCTTTGCTCAAACGCTGGTAGATGGTACGATATCTATACTCGAAGCTACTATTGCGGCGAAAGAATTTTTAGGCTTAGACACATCAGGTTTAAATCAGACTGTTGGTAATCTTAAAATATTAAGCGAAACATTTGAAGAAGTCGGAACAGAATCATTACAGGCTAATGAAGATATTCGACAATCGCGCGAAGAACTAGTAGCCTTAATTGAAGGAACCTCCGATACTCTTGTTGGTAAGATTGATGCAGAAAAGCAAGCCGCTATTGAGAGAGGCAACGCAACTGTTGAAGCTAATAAAAAGATTATCGAGTCAGAAACTCAGAAAAAAGACTTATTAACTTTATTCGCCGAAGAAGCTAAGATAGCTGCCGAAGAAGGTAGGGCCGAAGAACTAGCCGTTCGCGAAGCTCAAGCCTCAGAGGATTTCCAATTTCTTGTTAAAAATCTCGGCGAAGAAGAAGCAGCCCGAGTAGCCGCACAGGCCAAGAGATTAGAAAACGAAGGAAAGACTAACGAAGCCTTAAAGGTGCTTACTCAGAGCCGCATTAAAGCTGAACAGGAAGCCACTAAAAAACAGAAGGAAGAGGACGACAAAAGGGTCAGCGATCGTAAATCAACTCTCAGTACCATTGCAACTCTTCAAGGTTCAAGCAATAAAACATTAGTGGCTCTAGGTAAAGCAGCCGCCCTTGCGTCTATCGCAATAGATGGACCTGCCGCAGTGACGAAAGCATTAAACGCGGCTCCGCCTCCTTTCAACTTTGCCTTAGCCGCGACAGTTGCCGCCGCCGTTGCTGCACAGGCAGCTAAGGTAGCCGGCGTGGGCTTCCAAGATGGCGGTATCGTAGGCGGGAACTCATTTAGTGGTGACCAAGTACCTATCCGTGTGAATTCTGGAGAGATGGTTTTAAACAGGCAACAGCAAACTCAGCTTTTTGATTTAGCTAATGGCGGAGCAAAGGGTCCGAGCCAAGTAATCCAATCCAACGTAACTGTAGAATTAGACGGCGAAGTTGTAGGCCGAACCGTTTCACGACAAGTAGCCGATGGGCTTGAATTAGGAGAATTGATCTAATGGCAGGTATTAAATTTTTAAGTGAAAATCTTTTTGACACTGCGACATTAAGCTTAACTACTGGAACGGCCAATGCCCAGTTTCCGTTGAACAATTTGAAGAACGATGCGCCTAGTGTTAAATTTCGAAGCACAGGCAATACGGCAGTTGTAGAGATTGATCTCTTGCAGACTCGAGATATAGACACTATCGCAATAGCAGGAGATCCAACGGAATCGATCGGAGTGACTGCCGCTACAGTACGAACTTCCGTAACGACCGATTTTACTGGATCGAGCGTAGATGCCATTGATATATCATCTGTTGAAAATATTGGTTTTGTAAGTATTACTGAGGTTAGTCATAGATATGTGGAGATTACATTTACTGGTAATGGTAGCTATGTCGATCTCGGTAAAATCTTTATAGGTAAAGCTATTTCCATTACCCAAAATAACATTAGTATCAGTAGCTTTGCTTATAATCGTAGAGATAAATCTCGTATTCGTGAGAATAGATATGGGCAGAAATTTATTGATAATTTACCCAATGTTAAATCTCTTGGTGGATCAATAGAGCACACAACTCTAACTGAGCAAGAAGAACTCGACGATATGTTTTTAAGACATGGAACTAATTTACCTCTTTGGATGCTGATAGACGAAACAAGCTCAGGTCTTAATGAGGGTAAGTTTAAATTAACAGTTTATGGATATATGAACGAATACCCAAGGTGGTCGGCAAGTGGCGGGCAACTTTATTCAACCTCTCTAACCGTAACGCAGGCAGTATGAGCACTTTACTTGTTGATGAACTTTTTCCTGGCGTTGTATTTGATCAACGTCTTATTTTAACCAGATCAGCCAATATTTCCGATATTCGTCCTTGGATATACATCCATAATACATTACAGGATGGTGATTTTCAACTAGAAGTAATTCAAGGAAGTACGACGTTAGTAACCAAAACTATTAACTTCGCAACCATTAATGCGGCGAAAACGGAAGATTATTTCCACGGCTATATTAAATTTGAATTCGATAGTCTGCAATTAAATGTGGCCGAGGGTAATTCGAGTGAGGAATATATATTAAGATTTCAAATGATTAATCATACATTAGATAATAATAATTTTTTAGGAATTGTAAGAGACTGGGAGAATCCCAAATATACCTTAATTGATGTAGCGCTGAACGATTCCGTAGCCCCGGCAGGGATAGAAGTATATGCATATAGGAGCACATAATGTCAAGAAAGATTGATTTTTTAGACGGAGCTTTATCCGCGACAGCCCCAACTCTTGGTAATATTGAAGCGTCGGATTTAGTAAATTTTACTGATGATGCCGCATACGAAGCCGCCAATACAGGCGCACCTGCTGCCGGAAATATTTATCATCGAGATAGTGATAATGTCATTAGATGGTATGACGGTACGCAATGGAATACAATTGCAACATTACCAATTGCGGCCGCCGATGTAAGCTATGATAATGCAACTTCTGGATTAACCGCAACGGATGTTCAGGCAGCTATTGATGAAGTTGAAGGCCGCGTCGATACAAATGAAACAGATATATCTACAAATACAGGAAATATATCAACTAATACAACTAATATTGGAACAAATACCGGTAATATTGCAGCTAATACTTCAGATATTGCCGATATCAGAACCACGCAGGGTACATCTGATGGCGATACGAATTTAGGAACATTTAGTGGCTCTATTATTTCTGATAATACTGATATTAAAACCGCACTACAAGAATTAGAAACTGCTCTTGAACCCATAACTGATGGTTTAGATTTTCAAGGAACATGGGATGCCAATACAAATACTCCGACATTAACCAGTTCATCTGGGACTAAAGGTCATTTTTATATTGTGGATACGGCGGGTTCGACTAATCTTGATGGAATAACGGATTGGAATAACGGCGACTGGGCAGTCTTTGATGGGAGTGTCTGGCGAAAAGTTGATAATACCGATTCCGTCACAAGTGTTAACAGTCAAACGGGCGCGGTAAGTTTAGATTTAGATGATATAGCCGATGTTGACGCCGGATCTCCTAACAATAATGATGTTCTTACTTATAATAATGGAAGCGGGAATTGGGAAGCATCTGCCGTCCCTTCGGCCCCCGTATCTTCCGTGAATAGCCAAACTGGAGCCGTTGTACTTGATATTGATGATGTAACACCGACGACAACTAAGGGTGATATTATTGTTGAAGACGGAAGTAACGCTATTAGACTTCCTGTTGGAACAGACGGGCAAATCTTATCGGCGAATAGTGCTCAACCCGGCGGATTGCAGTGGATCACTTCTAGTGGTGGCGGCGGTGGCGGAGATCTCGCTGTTCGTTCCGATTCTTCTACATTTACAGCCGGCCTTTCGGATCAGCTCTTATTAGTATCTGGGGCTAGCTTTACTGTTAATTTACCTACGGCTTCGGGCAATACCGGTAAAGAATATTGGATTAAAAAAACAGATTCGAGTTTATCTAATATTATTACGATTGACGGTAACGGTGCCGAAACAATTGGAGGCTCAACAACTCGTTTATTGCACACCGAAAATGAAATGTATCATATAGTGTCAGATGGGACTAATTGGCAAGTTTTAAATCACGAAACTTTAACGCCAATTGTAACTGATACTACGGTAACATTTAATACTGGATCTTTAGGAACAACTTCAATTGAGGAATGGAATTGGCATCGTGAAGGACAATATGCAATTGTAGAACTAAAGATTAATGGAAGTTCAGGAGCGGGCGTTGCGGGAAGTGGGGATTACAGATTAACTATGCCGTCGGGACTACAAATTGATACTACTGTTACTGGGACCGAAACTTCTCCCACCGTTTTAGTGGCCATGGGCTCTGCTATTTTACCTTTAAGTAGTGTGAATATGGGATCTTCGGCCAATGGATGGAATTTTCAGGGATACGTTCAAGTTTATTCTTCAACATTGATTAGAGCAATTGGATACTTTAACTCTTCGACAGTAATATGGGCTGCTGCTAATTTTGGATTAAGTGGAACAACGCCGCAAATGTATTTAAGCTTTAAAGTACCTATACAGGATTGGACGCCATAATGAGTTTTAATAATCGATCACAATTTATTAGCGCTCAAGCTTCCGAGAAGATAATCTTAGCTTGGATAGAAGGCGTTGAAAGATTACACCTTTGGACGTTAGATTCAGGATCTATTTATAGCCGTTCAACAGACTATTACGTAACGGGTGTTAATCAAGGAACGACAGTTCTAACTGAAGTTGCTAGTCAGGGCGCCGTAGTAGAAGGTACATTTTTTTATGACCCAGCTACTTCGATGTTATATGTACATACAAATGGGTCAACAAATCCTCAAACAGACGAAGAGATGATTGTTAAATATCGTTTCTTTTATGCTACAGGCACATTAAGTGCCCCCTTCGACGTTTCCGATACAGGAGCACACGTTCTATACGAAGGACGCATTCAAAGAGCTCCGGGTTATAAACATAAGATTGGAATAGAGCAGGATCTTACTTCACTTGTTGGCGGAGGAAATTTACTGCTTAGTAATACCGATGGCGGGCTAGATGATATATTCGATACTATTATATTTGAAAATAAGGACATTACCATTTTCTCTTGGAATCGCGAACTGCCTTTTTCCGAAGCTAAAGTTATATTTAGAGGTATCGTAACTAGAAAACAATTTAATCCCGATTCTGTTAATTTTGTCGTTAAAGATCAGACTTTTGCTTTTGAACAAGAGGTACCTCAGGGTGTATATTCAGAATCTGATAACGTCGCCAATAATATTAAAGGTCGACAAAAAAGATGGATCTATGGCCGCGTCGAAGGATTGCAAATTCAGTCAATCGATCAGGTTGGATCTGGAACCGCTCTTACAGGAACTGTGACTGGCGACGTTCAAAATAGTATTATTACAGGAACCGGCACTTTATTCTTAAGTGAATTATCGCCGGATGATACCATTACAATCGGTACGCAAGAATTCACTGTTGAAAGCGTCGAGTCTAATAGTAAGATTACTGTTGATAATATACCGGAATTTTCATTTAACGACGAATCAGCTACCGTTGTACCAAATAGACCATTACGAACCAAAAACCGTACGTATCTAGTGGCCGATCATGCTTGCGCTAAAATTACTAAAACGCTATCGGCTATTGTTCAATTAAATCGAGTTCAACTATCAGATACCGACGGAATTGAGGCTGGAGATTTCTTAGAGTTTGCAACAGGTGAAAGATTCGAAGTAAAGAACGTGGCTCCAAATAATATCGTTGTATTAAGAAAAAACATCATTACAATCCCAGCTATTAGCTCGGACGTAGTTAGACAGCCTATTCAAAGACTATTTATTCAGTCGGATGATGTCCCTGATGATAGTTTTACAATCAACAATACGGCAGCCGCCACAACCATTACTCTTGATACCGACGCCGAATTTGATATAGCTCGCACTACTAGCCTAGGTATAGATTTGACATTTACGAATGGCTCGCGCCGCGTGACCTATGCAGGAACCAAAGATTTAAGAGAGATCGTAAGACCGAGAGATTTTATACGACCACGCGATGTGTTATTTAGTACCTTTTACGAGATACTCAGCGTAGGGGAAGGGTATACATTAACTGGTACTATTTCTGCTAATCCAAACGACCTTACTGTTACGGGGACGGGTACTGCATTTACTACGGAATTATCACCCGGCGATACAGTCATTATCGGCGAGTTAGAATTAGAAGTGGATTCCGTTACAGATAATACAAATTTTGAAGCAACAGCCTTACCATCCTTTGAAGTGACGGATGAGGTAGGAAGAATCGAAGATGAAAATAGTATAGAATTAAGACTCGCGTTTGCTGATCCAAATCATACAGGATCTGTAGAAGGTAAACTACCTGATTATATCGATGATAATACGATTGTTCATGCCGAAGTATTAGGACGAACAGAGGATAATACTCCTTCAGGTGAATGGATTAAAACAGCCGCACAGGCAATGCGCGATCTAATTACAGAGTCGGGCCTTACTCAAGTGAACGAAGCTAGTTTTACGCAAGGCGCACTAGATAATAGTGAGTTGATATCTTTAGCTCTTCCATTGAGTCCAACTGGTCGCCAAACGCGAATTAAAACTGTTATTGATTTATTAGCTAAATCGACCTTCTCTAGTTTGACATTCGACAACGATTTAAAATTAAAGTTTAAAGTTCTAAATGTAGAGATTCCTGACGACCCCGTTGTCATTCGAGATGAGGATGTTGTTTCTTGGAGCATTAATACTGTTAATGGTAAGAATATTCGTAATACTACGGTCCGATATAGACATCAAGACGTGGATCGATATACATTAGAATCATCATCTCTAATTGCTACTCATTCTAGTGAATTTGTGGAAAAGTATGTAGGTACAAATAAGACGGACGAAATAGATGTTTATTTATGGGAATCTTTTAGTTCGGAGATTATGAGTCAGAGAATTGCATACTTTAATAGTCTCAGTCGATCGGATATGAAAATTAATACAGATTTGCGGCTAGAGAATATTGAGATCGGAGACGTAGTTGTTGCTGATTTCGAACGACTATATAAAAGATTCGGAGATAATACTAGCCGAAAAAAGGTTTTAACAGTCGTAGGTAAAACGGTTACTGGGGAACAGACTACTTTAGAGTTATCGGATTTGGGTAACATATTTAATCGCTCGTCAGTTATTACTCCGAATTCGGCGCCAGATTTCTCGGCAGCAGACGAAGATGAAAAATTAAAATATGGATATATTACAGAAAGTAACGGAATTGTGGATGACGATGAAACCACGGCCAATACACATTTAATAAGTTAAGGAGATTATAATGGCATATGTACCATTAAGTGTAACGGATATTCAAGCAGGTAAACCGACAAAAAAAGAGATATTTACTCGCATCCGCGATAACCAAGAAAGCTTTAATACAGATATTGAGGCTCTTAAACAAACCAGTACAGTTGATGTATTTAATGTGAAATTTGGTGGAAACATCAGTGAATATAGCTTAAGCGAAATTGCCGACAGGGTCCCTGTATTTGCGGCGCCAGTCGGCGGTACTTTAGTTGCTTTTAAAATTACATTACTAGAAGCTTCGACAAGTGGAACATTAGAGATAGATATTGAGAAGTCAACCGATAACGGCGTTAACTTTAATACATTGTTAAATAATCCCGTAGAAGTAACTGGAACCACAGTTGGCTCCGTGAGCGGAACAGTAGACTGGATATCGGCCGCGTCTCAAGATTTTAATCAAGGTGATTTATTAAGAATAACCATTACAAACGTGCAAGTTGATCAGGGAGAGTTCCATGTATCAATTTATGGAGAAGTATCATGAGTGCAAGTTTAGTACAATTTTTACCGAAAGGTCTTTTAACTAAGTTAGAAGTAACATCTAGTACCACAGTTAATCGTGGTAATGGGGCGGGCGAAATTCCCACTTCTGTTACACAAGTATTTATTGAAGGAGCAGGCGGAGGCGGCGGAGGCGGCGCTGGAGGGGGCGGAGGTAGTTCCCAGGCCGGAGTTGGCGGAGCCGGAGGTAACGGCAGTGTACCTACTTTATTAGCTGTTGAAATCGGTACCGATCCATTAGTTGTCACTATCGGCGCCGGCGGTACCGGCGGGGTTGGCGTTTCTGCTGCTGTTGGAGGAAACGGCGGAGATGGTGGCGACACTACCGTAACAACCGTAGGAGGCGTAGATTTACGTTTTCGTGGCGGTCTTGGTGGCGTTGGAGGTAATCCAGGTCCCGGAGGCTCTGATACAACTGTAAATACAGCAACAACCGCAAGAGAGTATCATCCAGCTGGCTCTCGATCTAAGGGTGGATACGGTGGAGCAATTGGAGCCACCAATTTCGCAGGTACAAATGGAGAAGATGGAGATCCTACTTCTTATGAAGCCGAAGGCGCTGGCGGTTCTGGAGGACCAGGAAGTGCTGTTAGAGAATCCAGTGGTGGCGGCGGTGGCGGAGGTGCCTCTTTCGATGCCGGAGGAGACGGCGGGGATGGAGATAGCATCGGAAGCGCAGGAGCTGCAGGAGCTAACGGATCGGCAGGATCTGGAGGCGGCGGTGGCGGTGGAGCCGGTGCAAGTGTTGGTAACCAAGCGGGAGCCGACGGCGGTGACGGTGGAGACGGTAAGATTATCGTACATTGGGCCGCACCTACATAAAAAGAATTTGGCTTGGGGCTCCGCATCATTGTCTCCCTACTTGCGGGGTCCCTTGCCTTTATATAGAGCAATATATTCTATATTATCTTGAATCTTCTTCCCAAGTTCTATATATTATTGATTTTTCATCTGCGTTGTCTCCATCATTATAAAATGAATGATAGTTTAATGGAGGCAGCATACCTTCTTTCTCAATTAAGTCTAAAATTTCCTTGCTAGTTTCTCCATTAAGATAAGATCCTTCCCAACTTTTTAAAAGTTTTGTTATCTTTTTTAACATGCTACTTCTTTTCATCTTCTCTCCCTGCGAGATAAGTTATGTTATCGTTTACCTTTATATAACCAACATTCATCTAAGCTTCGCCACAAAACGTTTTCTTCACCATAAGGCAATTTCCAGGCAATTTCATAATCTAACTGATAGAGAACATCTTGAATCGCCTCAAACATTAATTCAATATGGGTCATCGATCCCCCCATCCTAAAATAATTCAGATACATTGCTTTAATTTGACGAATATCTGACGGCTCTAAAGTATATCTAAAGCCCGTCGCGTGTGACCTTACTTTCATGCTGCATTGTCTCCCTTTGGAAGCTTATCTTGATTCTTTTTTAACGAATAATTCAAAAATAGACTAATATCTAATACAGGCGCTAATATTTTTAGAGTATTATATAATTTTTTATACAGCGTCGCTATATCATAAACTCCTCGAAAATCCTCGGCACATGTTAATTTCGTCTTTGTTTCAAAAAACACTCGGAATTTGTCGCCTTCTTGTAATCCTTTTCCGTCGATTGCTTCTTTAATACGGGCTTCGTTAGTTCGGGCTGGCCGCAAGACGGATTTGGTAACGGTTTTTTTAGAGCACCATTGTTCGATGTTATCATGACTAATGTCATTAATATTGCGAGCAGTATCAGTGTATAAATACTTAATCCCTTCACTATTATCCTCCAATAAATAATTAATACTTTTTAATAAAAAATCTTTGAGAGCTGGCTCTTTATTACTAGCCTTTAAACTATTCCCTTTAATTTTAATCTTATCACCAGTTTTCAACACATAATTTTTAGCCTTTAATACAATAACTTTATCATATGTTCCATCATCTTCCCATCGTATCAAATCTGGATATCCAGCGTTTAATTCTTCAATCTCGGCTTTAAAATCTTTTGACCCGACGTATGAAAATGAATCAGTATCGGCATTAATAACTGTGAACCCTTTTGATTCGGCCCATTCAATACCCTCTTCTAATATTTCTCGACCCTTTTTCGTAATCAAAGCGGCTTTATTTGGGGAATTAAAATTTAACCCGCGAGCTCCTAAAAACCCGTATGCACTGTTAATAAAGATTTTTTGAGATTGTTCTAAATCGGTATATTTTAACTCACCGGTTTCTTTGGCTAATTGTTTATTCTTTAATCTTTCTTCGGTAAAATATTCCACCATCTTTAAAAAATAACCTTTCGGGTCTTTGGCTTGGTCGGATATTTGATATTGACGAATAATAGATGGATATAAGCTTGCGACGTCAACTTTTTTAACATTTGAATAGACGCCGGGATTCCCAAACGAAATGGCTCCCACATATTCTGCTTGTTCCGAAGCTGCCGGTATCGAATGGTTCTCCTGTAGATAAGCTCTTGCCATCCAAGAATTGACTTGAGATCCGGAAGCCCCGTTCACAATCTGCTGAAGTGACTTGGGTACCGCCTGACAGTAATAAAAATACGAAGGAATCATTCGATCAAAAAGAGCCAAAGCGTCATCTCCATCTTGCTCGGCATACTTCTTTATTTTTTCCCATTCTACGCGGTTCTCGTAATTAAATC